CAGGACGATAGTGACTCAGTTTTCTGGGTCGCGTACACGGTTGCAAGCCGCGTACAAATCGTCGAGCGTCAGGGGTCTCCCTGAAGGTAGAACGCCTTTTCCCACTGGGATAGGCGCCATACCAATGCTCGAAGTCGTCGTGGATGACGAGGTCGCCGAGTTCGCTCGGCCCTCGTAATTTGCGGATATGCCCTGGTAAGCAAGCCAGAGCCCGACGCCAACTGCGAATAAAAACGTTAGGGTGACCACGATTCTCACCGTGATCAATACCCATGCGTCTAATTCCGTTGGCAATCGCGATCCATTGTTGTGGTTCATTTGGTTCCTCTTTGACGTAGTAAGGCCTCACGGCCTGCCCGTCTAAGTAGTCGCCACCACAGCTTTCCCTAAATCTTCCAGTTATAAAGGATTTCTCCTTATTCACCTTTAGACCTAAGTACGGCAGGATCGAGAGTAAGTCGTTGCAGGCAGGGGTAGGTGCGATGATATCATCACCGAACACCGCGACATTCTCTTGAAAGGAGATGTCAAGGCCCCTTCGCTCACATGCTTCCCAGCATAAAGCGAAAAGGATAACGGTCATTACCTCAAAGGTAAAGCCGTTGCCCATGCTGCTAAACTTCTCATTCCTATGCCACGACCCGCGAATTAGGGTGTTCTTACTCCTCAAACTATCGAGGAGGTCGAACCACTCACTTGGCAGTAGAACTTTCGCCAAATTGAGGCTAATCCGGTCGCTAGCGTCTGATAAATCCAAAGTGCCAAGGCCGCCATAGTAACTACCATGGCGAGCCAGCGCTCGATGGATCGGTTGAGCCTCATATAAGTCAATCCCAAACTTGCGTTTGAGATTGTCTTTTATGTGTGACCCCACAGCAAGCTGTAGGAACACATTGACTGAGGGCTCAACGCAGATACCGCGATTCTTTGTGGCGTCTTTAGCGACGCTTAAGAATCTGTTGCCTCTCACGAGGTGGGGTATCTTTCTATCAGACATGACCGCAACGCCCCAAGCCGTTTCCCAGAAGAACTGGGATAGGCAGGAAGCATCGCTAGTCATAGTGGGTTTTGATGACATCTTATTGGGCAGGAGCACATCCCGTCCCTTGTCGCTGAAGGTCGCGCCTTTACCAAACTTTCCGTGGAGAACATTCGGGATCTTCCCGAGCATCCTAGATACCTTAACCCTAACTCGACGAAGGAATTCATCGATGATCAGGTCTCCTGGGGCCTCAAAAGGGCCCTGTGATAGGAGGTGTTTTGATAATCTACGGTTTGTTTGATAATTTTCTCTCTCTAACTCAAAGAACTTATCTTCAGCCTCACGGCGAAGATCCCTTTCAATAGGGAGCTTAGGATACTTCCGAAGGAAGCATCGCACAGCGTTGTCTTTGTGGTAGTCAAGAGAGGTGTAATAGGCGTTAGGATCTATCTGAAGGTTCAAATAGTCCACAAAATTTCCTGACAAAACCAATCTCTTGGCTTTATCTGAAAATTCCGACCCTACTTCGTCGCATAACGTTGCGAAGACACGGATGAGATTCTCATCAATCGTGCGGCACTGGCTCATGGCATTAGGTCATGTTTTGACCGTTAGCCACAGCCTTGCGCACGCCGACGTTCAAGACGAAGTTAGCGAAACGTACAAACTGGTCCTCCAGGACTGAGTCGTCGACCATAGAATCGGTCTTTGACTCAAGCTTGAAGAACGTGTAGCTTTGTGCCTGTTCGGCACCGGCTACTGTCTGTACGACGGGGAATACCCCAGTGACCAACCCCTTGCGCGAGTTCGGTGCGCCGTTCACAGGACGATTGACAACATCAATAGAAGGTCGCAAGGCCTTCTTGGTAGATGCTGCAGTTTGTTCGTACTGAGCGGAAGCACCGCCGGAAGAGGGGGACACGACGTCGAAGATCTTGTCAGCATTGGCAAGATCTTTGACGGTAACGCTAGTAGCGTTTGGCATGGTAAAGTAACTCCATGTAGTCGCGTTGGGACGCGGATTTTTTGGTTATGGCCTCTTCCCAAGGAAGCCAACGAGTAGCGCGACAGCGGTAGCACCGCGAATCGCACTTTGGATACCAGAGCCTCTCCTCGAAAAGAGACTTGGGATTGTTGGATTTCCGAGCTGCCGATTCACACGATAACCTTTACCTCTTCGGAGGTTGTTATCGGGTGTGTCGTACGGGTTTTGTATGGTGTGGGTCCTTTCGCAACGATCAGTGAACGTTGTGTAAGGTCTCTCCAATACTACACCCGCCATATCAGTATAACTATTGAGGAATCTACCAACTGGCAGAAACCAATCAACAGCAAAACTAAATGGTACAAGCTCCCATGCTATGCCAACGGGGTTAATCACTCCACATTGGCTAGCTAGTAGGGCATTCGGGTTGGTCACCCGGACGTTGGCCGAAATTCTGACGTGTGCTTCGATTGAAGCTACGTCTTGTTCCGCCCAACGCCAATCCCTAGGATGGCTGCGATCACGTACCTCTGAGTGAGATCCGCGACCATGTGCTGGATAAGAAGGCCAGTGAGGTTCACTGAGCAAGATCATCCCGGTATAGATATCCTTTATTAAAGGCTCCCAACCGAAATGAGCTTCGAGCCACCAGGCGCCCGCGCGTTTTGAATGCGCACGCCAGCCTGACCCGAACTTCTTACGCAGTTTCTCTCGTCTCAGGGCCTCACGGCCCCAATTGAGAGTAGCGATGTTGTAGAGCATAGATAAGCGGTTAACTATCATGCTGAGAGCTTTACTGGCTTGAGCCAGATTCTCTCCCATGCCCATGAGGGCATTGGCCTTAACATTGTCAGCGAACTTGTCGTATGCTTTCGCATGCGCAACGGCAAGCACGGGATTTGCAACCCCGTACCCATAGTTGGTAAGCTCGTCTGAAGCGCCTGGGTTAATTGTTGTGCTCCAAGTCTCTCCGTACCGAAGGTACGGTA